CTGATTGGCATCGAGCACGGCCTCGACGCTGCCATTCAGATGGCCGTAAACGTTGTTGCAAATGACATCGAGCATGTCGCCGTCAGACGTCCTGCATGTCGTCGCCATAACGCTCAAACTCCAAAGTGAACCCCTGTTTGCGAGCAATGCCGCCTTGCAGCAGGGCGGACTGTTCCTCGTTGATGTTTTTCAGGCACCACGTTCCGATCACCTCGCCATAGCCCGTGGTCAGAGTCAGCGGTTGCTGCCTGGCCCCGATGGAACGCAGGGTGTCGAGCTGCTTCAATCCACCCTTGAAGCCTGGGTAGATCGTGCCTTTGAGCGTCAACTTTTCATCGCCCATACCGATGGCCTGCTTCGCCGGCCGGCGCGTCAGCCGCTCCTGAGAAGCCCAGCGGAATTCGGTCGAACGACTCAGCTCATCGAAGGCCGCCGTGTCCAGGTTGAAGTAATACGGCTCAATCTTCGGATCGCGCGGCTGAATGATCATCAGGTGCGGGAACGGCTTCACCGCCTCCGGCGCCGGCGTAGCCTCACCGGCAAAGGAACTGGTGGGCACGATGTTGGCCAGCGACGGACTGACCTTGCCGGCGACGTTGTTGATCGCCGTGGCCGCCTTACCCGCCTGTTCCTTCAACGTGCCCAGCCGATCCTGCACTTCAGCCGCCGCGCGGGTGGCGCGGCCATACACCGCTACCACCTGACCGACCTTGGCCTGAGCCGCGTCGACGCTGCGCATCACCCGCTGAAGTTTGGCGCCAATGGCCGGGCCGACAAACGGGATGTTTTCCAGCTCGGACGCGGCGCCTGTTAGTTCACGGATCGCGCCGTTGACCGGGGTCAGCATGCCGTCAGCACTGCGCCGCCCGGTTTCCGCTGCCTCGACCAAATACTTCAGGCTCGATTGCATGTTCTCCATATAAGCCATGAGGCCTCCTTACACATGGGGTTCGTCGTACAGCTTGGCGGCGTTCTGCTTCGCAGCGCCTTCCATCATTCGCTGCATGTGCGGCAGCAAATCCTGCGCCAAGGTTTGCGGGTCTTTGACATCCCCCTGCACCGTTACAGGCATGCTCAGCGAATACTGAAACTGCTGATCCCCCTTGGCCGGTACCGGTTTTTCTGGCTCCTTGGGTTGAATGGCGAGCGCCGCCGACTTGAGCGGCGCCGTCACCGCCATCGAGCGCGCGACATCCCCCAGCGCCGGTCCTTGCTGGCCCGCTGACGCCATCATGAGCGGCGTGGTCGGCACCGGCGCCTTTGCCGTTTGTTCGGGCTTTTCATCCTCGCCACCGAACAGCGACTTACCCAAAGATCCGCCCAGCGCCGCACCGCCCTGACTGCCGAGGTAGGCGCCGATCAAGCCGCCGATGGCCGTGCCGATGATAGGCACCACCGAACCAATGGCGGCGCCTGCTGCTGCACCGGCCATGGTGCCGGCTAGATTGCCAGCGGCCGCACCGTAGCCCTCGGCTTTTTCGTCCTTGGTCTTGGCGTTTTCAAGCGTCTCATAAGCCATGGCCCCGGACTCCAGCAGCGTACCGCCCGGGATCATCTTGGCAACTTTGCCGACCTTACCAACGGCCTGCACAACCCCGCCCAGCTTGGCCATCGTGCCAGCCGGAACGGCCGGTACCGGTGGGATGGGTGGCCGGGACACGGGAACGGGTGGGCGCGTAACCGGCGGACGCGACGACCCAGGGCGAGGTAGCGGCCGACGCCGTGAAGCATTGCGCCGCGAGCCGCGACCACGCCTACGAGATTCCCCTTGAAAATCCGCGCCGCCCAAAGCGTTGGCATTGACGACGAAAACCTTCTTAACAGCATCGTCTCCCCTACCCGGTCCTCCCTCATCACCCGAGGCCGCTTCCTTGGCAAGTGACACGACTTTTAGGCCAGTGGCGACCAGATCGAATTTCCCAGGCTTCTTGTCGCCGGCATCGGCGCCATCTGCCGGCGTGCCCTTGAACGCAGCCACTGCCTTGAGGCCGGTTTCAACCAACGACAGCGCTTTACCGGCCTTGCCCTTGGGTTCGGCAATACCGCCGCCGTCGACATCCTCGGCGTTGGTCACAAAGACCTTTTGCACTTCACCTGACTTGCCTTTACCCAAGGCTCCGCGCGCCAGGTTGAGCATCCCTTTGCCCATTTTGAAGGAGCTATACAGACCGGACAGTCCAACCAATGCGGCACTGACCAATCCGATTCCCGTCACGACACCGGGCGAGCTGTCAGACAGCGAAGTGATGCCCTTCGCGACCTTGGTCAACGATTCCGCGACGACGTCTGTCACCGGCCGCAAGGCATCGCCGATGCTGCGCATGGCGTCATCCATCGACTGTGCCATCTCGGCCCATTTCTGCGATGACGACTCACGTCGCTCGGCGAGGTTCTTGTCGAGGATCCCGGTCGCATCACGCGAATCGTTTTTGAGCTGGCTGTACAGCGCCTTGTTCTGCATGTAGGCCGACAGTGCGGCCTTGACCTGCATGTCGGCGAACAGGTCGCCGGTGCGCAGGGATTCCTCCAGCGAGGCCATCATGGCCTTGGCCTTCTCCGGGTCGGCTTCCTTGCTGATTTTTGAAGTCGCTTCGGCCATGGCCGCCGCACGCTTCGGATCGGTCGCCTGAATGTATTTCTGAGCCAGCGCCATACTGGTTTCGAGCGTCGACATGCCGTTCTGCAAGCCGGTCTGCATCGATCCCTTGTAATCAATCCCGGCTTTTTCGTAAGCCTTGACCGTATCGGTCGAACCGATTTTGCCCATCCAGTTTTTCAGGTTGTTGGCCGCTTCGTCCGAACTGCCGGCCTGCTTCATCTGCACCTGAAGCATGGCACCCAATTGCGTCACCGCGTCCAAGCCGGTGATGCCGTTGCTGGCCATGTTGGCCAGCAACTCGGGAAACCACTTGGCCATGTCGGCCGCTTCAAAGCTGCCCGCCTGCCCTTGGTAGGCCATCGCCTCCAGCGCCTGCTGCATCTGCTTGGGGTCGGTGATCTTGGCGTTCTGCCCCAGGGCGTTGATCATCTTGGCCGTGTCGACGCCGCTGGATCCCTGCCCCACGACAAACTTGGCCGCGACAGGCGCGTATTCCAGCGCCTTGCTCAGATCCATACCGGCGCCGACCAACTGATTGACCACGTCGGCCACATCGTTGCGCGCCATGCCGGTGTCGCGTGAAGTGTCGATGATCTTGCGCGACATCTCCTGTTCTTGCGGCTTGTTGGCAATGCCGGCCTTGATCGCGATATCACGCACAATCGCGCCAAAATCAGCGCTGACCTTGGTCGGCACCGCCATGGCACCGACACCGACCACCGCCGCACCGACAGCGCCCTTCATGCCCTTTACGCCAGAATCAATCTGCTGATGACCCTTGGCTTTCAGCTCGGCCTTGTTGGCCGTCTGCCCCATCGAGCGATAGGCTTTTTCCAGTCGGCCGACCTCGATCCCCTGTTTTTTCAGGCTGTCGAGGTTCGAGTTCAAACGGTTGAGTAATTTGGACGCACCGGCCGCGCCGGTGTCGTGAGCCTTCTTCCATTCTTCGCGCAGGCGGATGGTGTCGCCAATCGTGCGCTGCAGCACGCGCGCTTTGTTGCCTTCAGCCTCAAGGCGCTTGATGCGCCCGGTCACATCCTTGAACGCGGCGCCGACCGTGGAACTGACGGCGCCGCCGATCACCAGCCCGAGGGCGATTTTGTTTGCCATATCATGGCCCTCATGTGCCCAGCACTACCGATGGCGGCTCAGTCCGTGAGCCACCACACCATATCCGCGAACGGCATCGACTGGATCTCAGCGGCGGAAAATCCGGTTTCCGCCGCCAGACGTTTCGCTGCCGACTTGATCACGCTGGGGTTAAAGCCCGTCGTCGTTGTCCATGCGAAAATAGCCGGCCTGCAAGCGGTTAAAATCCACCAGCTTCAGCCCCTCCAGATCCGCCACCGAAGCGCCGGACAACGCCGCAAACAACACCAGCTCGCGCTGCTCATCGTCGCCACCCACCTCACGGTTGGCCGCTCGCACGTCGCCCACAGTCGGCGAACGCAAGGCCAGCTTGTCGACCGTCACGCCGTTGATTTCGCTCGGACACGACAGCGTTACCACTACCTGATCGGTCGTCAGCGACAACCATGCCGGCATCGAGTCCGAATAATCGGTTTTCGGTACCAGGTGCGAATACGCCGTTTGCACGCGGCGATAATCCGTCAGCTTGAGGCCTTCCAGATCCTTCAGTCCGACTTCGGCCAGACCTGCGAACAGCATCAGTTCGCGCTGTTCATCATCACCGTTGGCAGCACGATCAGCCGCGCGCACTTCACGCACCGTCGGGTTACGCAGGTTCAACGTCTCGACGTCGATGCTATTGGCTTGGCTTGGGCGGGTCAGCGTTACGATGGCACCGGCTGCACTGAGCGACAGCCAGGCCGGCAGGTTTTTAGCGATTGCTTGAGTCATCTGAATCTATTCCTTACAGGCCGAGCGCCTGGCGCACTTCGAGCAGTTGGTCTTTACCGTCGATCACCTGAATACCGGCGACCATGTCGATCTCGTACATCAGGCGCCCGTCGATTTCGAGCTTGTAGTAAGTGACCGCAACGGCGTGCTTGATCTCGGCAGCATCACCGGCTTTCCAGTCACCGAGATCGACCTCTTTGAGGCGACCGCGCAGGGTGGCAACAACCGCTGTCACCGCCCCCTTTTGGCCCTTGAAGGCACCTCGGAACGTGGCGTTGAACGCTGTGCCGTCGGCCAGGCCGAAGTACTTCAGCGACTCGCGGCGCACGCCCTTGGTGACGAACGAGGCTTCCATTTTCTCCAGCCCCTGATCCATCTCGATGGGGCCGGCCATGCCTCCCCCGCGATACTCATCGGTCTTGGTGGTCAGCTTGGGCAGCGTCAGGCTGGGCACGTCGCCGGAGAAGTTCACGCCGTCGACGAACAGGTTGGTGTTGTACAAAGTCTGAGGAATCATTGGTTACGCCCCCTTAGGCTGCTTCAAGCACTTCGGTCATCCACTGATCGGTGACTTCGAAAAGGAAATTCGGGTTTTCTGCCGGCGGTACGTCGGTGAAACGGATACGCCAATACACCTTGCCCTGGGCGATCTGGCTGGCCGTGTTCAGTTCGGTGTCGGGGAACACTTCAAAATTGATGATTGCGCCCTGGGCTTTCAGGTCGCGCATGAACGCATCCAGACCGTTGGTGACATCGGTCACGTAGGTCTTGGTGATCGAGCGGTCGACGGCCCACTTGTGCCCGGCCTGCACCGCGTCCATGAGGATGAACAGCGTGCGAACGCGGGTAACGAACGCCCACTTCGGATCGCTCGACAGCGTGCGGTTACCCCACAGGCGGTAACCGTCGTCGCGAATGATCGTGGTGATATTGGCATTGTTGAGCAGGTTGGCCCGGCAGGTTTCATCGCCGTCCAGGTACTCGACCGCGCGACCGGTACCGGTGATTCCGGTCAATTCCTTGTTCGATGGCGAAGCCCAGAAGCCATATTCAGCATCCGTCCACGCAAACAGGCCCGCCGCCCAAGCTGAGCCGGGCGCATCCACGGTTTTGCTGGTGATGGTGTCCCAATACTTGACGCCCGGATCGACCATGAACAGGTTGCGACTGCCGAAGTTATCGGCGTAGGCCATGGCGGCCTCGTCAGTGGTGCCAGGGCCGTCGATGATGCCGATGGCGCGCAGTTTCTGCGCCAAGCTATCGAGCGCCGTGGCCACCGCCTGAGCCGCGGTATGACCCGGCGCGATCAACAACCGCGGCTGTGCGTTGAACAGGCTTTTGCCGTCGAGCAGCGCCTGTAAGCCAGTACGCTGCCCCGACTCCAACACGCCGCCGATGATCGCAGAGGTTTGCAGCGCAGGGTCTTCCAGCTTGGCCACGCCGATGGCGACGATCACCGCCTTGGCTTTGACGTAGATCGCCTGACAGGCCTTGGTGATTGCCGAATCGGCGCCGAAGGCGGCAATGGCTTCGCGCTCGGTGGTGATCAATTTCAGCTCGCCCGCCTTGGCCGTACCACCGCCGAGCACGCCCGGGGTGAAGGTGTCGCAAAGACCGATAATCGACGACGAGGGCAGCGAGATGGTGCGCGCGCCGGTGTCGACCGACGTGGTCGTGACGCCGTGGAAAAAACTCATAAGGCTCAGTCTCCAGAAACGAAAAAGCCCCGCATGAGCGAGGCTGTGAGGGTATTGGTGTAACGCGTAACGGAATGAAAAACGCCCCGTCAGTTAGGGGCGTTTAGGTGGATTGCTCTGGAAGCCAAGTTGGCGTCGGCGGCCGGTGTTCGGCGAGCGGGGATTGATCCCCTTGCGGCCAGTCGCGCAACTGCCGGCGATATGCCTGCAACTGCGCATACTGCTCAAGCGAGAGCGAGGTTGCACCGCCCTCCTCGATCTCGTCGCGGTGCCGGGATACCAGCGGATCTGTCAGCGCCAACTGCCCATCTCGCCAGACGCGCTCAACAGCAGTCAGCGCCTCGGCATCCAGCGGCGGCGGATCAATCAATACCGGCTGACCGTCGGGTCGGGACGACAATTTTTTTGGGCTGGTCGACAATTCAATCAGCAGCGATTGCCAAACGCTTGCGGCCACTTCGACCACGTCCGCCGGCATGTTATTGCCATGCATTGCCATCGAATAGGCTCCGCATTCTGATGGACTGAAATAAATTTTCTCACCCATACTTAAACCCCTATCGCCCGCCAATAAACAACCCAGCCCTGAAGCGCTGCCCCGTCCTTATTATTCAAGCGAAGAGTGCAGCCGTTTCTTGTATCTGATCCGTAAACGATAAGAGGCATAAGCCCCGAGCTGCCCGTATGCGTTGCATTGAGACAGCGCATCGCCGTCGGAAACGCCATTGGATAGGCAATGTAAATCTGGCCGTTAGCGTCAGTGGTGCCCATGCCCCACTGCTCTACCGCACCGCTGGGATGCTTTAACCAACCGGCCACGGCATTGTTACAAGCGAACTCGGGCGCGTACTTCAAAGCAGACATACCGTCTTCAACTACCCACTGCCCGTTACCTGCCGTGATTACGATGGTAGACAACGATTGGAGTGTCACAGAAGTCAGTGAATTACCGGTAAGCGCGCCAATAAGGTCCGTTCCCTGACGGGCGATGGTGACCATTCCAGGCGTCGTGTTGAAGAGATAAAAATTGGTGCCGGTGGGGACCGAACTAACAAGCGGAAGAGTCAACGTCCCAGACGCTGCGAGAACAATGCGATGACCAGCAGCCGCGACACTTAATGTCGCCGGCAACGCTGCGATATCGACACGCCCGGCAAAATTGCCCTGCGCGCGCTGCACAAATTCAGCCGTAGCCAGCGCCTTGCTGTTGTCGAACTGCGGCCGCGTCGTGAAGTTTGGCCCGGCCATGACACCAGCAAAGGCGAGCGCCGCCGTTCCCCCGACTAGTCGCCATTGATTTTCCAAACGGATGAATTCCGCGGTGTCGCCCAGAGCGAGGACCAGCGGGCCAGCTACACCGGTCGACGTGTATACGACATCAGTGCCGGCAGGGACGATCTTCAGCCCACCATTACCCGCACAAACAAGCGTAATGGTTGCAGCCTGTGCGACACCTGCCGTCGGCGGCAAAGTCGCCTGGAGCTGCGCAGCACCGGAAAAGCTGTGAAGGCCACCGACGTGCGCGGCTGACAAAGCCAAGTTTGCGGAGTTCGTGGTGAAGCCCGAGAACTCGACACCACTACGCTTTACAAACTCCGCCGTAGCGAGCGACTTGCTGCTGTCGAATTGTGCCGGCGTCGGGGCCGTGGGATTACCGGCGAAGCTTGGCGACAGCAGCCGGGCAAAGCCGTCTGTAATGTCCTTGAACGTGAGTGCTGTGGTGCCCACAACAATCGGGCCATCGGTCACCAGTTGCCATATCGTGTCGGCCTGCGTAGCACCCACCTCGACCGCGACCGTCAGATTAGGCGTGATCTTTGCGTTGTTGTCGGCATCCTTGGCCCTCGTCCAGGCACCCACAGCCACTACATAAGGGCCGTTATCCTTGGCGGTCGCCTGATTCTTCACCAGCACGCGGTCGCCCGCATTCAGCGAGACACCGTCCACGACCTGCAAACCGACCAGAGCGATATTGCCCGTGGTAGCCGCGCGCACTGACTGCTTGATGTCGAGCTTGCTCAGCTCGTCCAGAATGCGCGAATCGACATATTCACGCGTCGCCAGCACCACAGACGGGTCAATCTTGAGGCTGATCTGCGCCGTGCTGGAAACAATCAGGTTCATCCGCACAACTTGCGTGCGGCCCGATCCCTGTGACAGCACCGGCTTGAAGCTCGGCGCGCAGTTAGCCACTGCCACCAGATCACCGTCCGCGTCATACAGCCCGACCTCACGAATCCAGCGCCCACCCTCATCCGCCGGAATGACCTGCTCGGCAATAATCACCGCCGAGTTGACCGGGTCGATTCGCAGTTGATTCAGCGGACGGCGGCGCCATTCGTTAATCAGTTTGGTTTGTTTGGCGCTGGGCTGCGGGTCGGTACCGTTGGCATCGCCCAAACCCATTTCTGTGATGTTCCATGGGACGCCCAGCACATTGGCATTCGCCAGCTTGGCCGCCCCCACGTCCGTCAGGATCGCGAAAAACTTTGAGTTCGCATCAATCATTTAATAAATATCCATGATGTCTATGGAGTGTTCACGGCCGACCACGCCGAAGCTGCCGGTTATGTCGATGTCCTGCATTTCCGGGGGGTAGATATCGAGCTCATCGCCGTCGTACAGCGTCACGCCTACATTCAAATCGCCTTGCGTTTCCAGGCTGATCGCCAGCCCGGTCAGTTGTCGGCTGACTGGTTTTGCATCGTCAATCAGGCGATCAAGCTCCTGATACATTTCTTCCGTGATGCCGGTATCCAGCACCCCGACCTTCAGCGCAAAGGTGCCGGGCACGCCCTCGGGCACCGTGTTGAACCACTCGACAATCTCGATCAGGTAGCCCAGTGGCTCGACCACCCGGCGCAACGCGCCGATGGTGCCTTTGTGCTTGTGGATGTAGTACGACGCCTTGATGGCCGCGCGCTTGGTCGCCTCAGTCCACCGGTAATCCCAGCGATCCACCGACCACGCCCATGCCAGATGCGGCAGTAGATCGACCGGGCAGGTATCAGCGTTGTAGAGGTCGCGTAAAGGGACAATCGTCTTTTCGAAAAACGCGGCCTCCACGGCCCGTTCCAGTTGCGTGCTGTTGAGCGGTAGGAGACTTTTCATATCAGCCGGCCAGCCTCACGTTGTATCGCGTACAAAACGCCGCTTGCGCCTTGGTCGGGGCCAGATCCTGCCAGCCGACCAACTCGACTCGGGCAACGCCGGCAACGTGCAACTGGGCGCCAACAGCGGAGCGGGCGACCTCGACGCCCAAGCGCTTGCGTGGATTGATCCAGCCTGCCAAGCGGTTTTTGGCCTCGGCCAAACTGGCATCCGCTTCCGGACCAGCGCTGGCCATGTGCAAGATGGCGTCAATCTCGTAACGGATCACCTCTGCGCTCTGCACAGTCACGCGATCACCAACCGGACGGACGTCATCGTCATTCAGAGCAGCGGCCACAGTCGCCAGCAGCTCCGGCGGCGCTTCGCCTTCCCCGTCCAACCCCAGCACCGTGACCGTGACGTAACAGGGCTTCGGGCTTTCGGCCGTGGCATCTGCCACCAACCCCGAGGCATTGCGTGCATGCAGGATGTAGCTGTTACGCGGGCCGGCCGTGGTCAAGCCCTCATAGGCCAACTGGATGCGCTCGCGAAACGGGTCGTCGTCTTCCATGACCTTGGGCACTGGTGGCACTGCCAGCAGATCCTCGGGCTGAATGACCAGGCGCTTCAGATTGACGTTGGCCCCCAAGTGATCGAGGTCACCGCGAATGGCGTGCGCCAGTAAAAGCGCCTTGCCTGCGTCATTGACTCTGGCGCGGTTACCTACCTTGTTGTAAGCCCCGACCTCAAGCACTTTGACAACTGGATCGCTTTCCAGCGCGGCCGTCCAGTTGCCGCCCATGTACCCGCGAAACACGCTCAGCCCGTCCTGATAAACCTCTTCGAAGTCCAGAGGCTCCAGCACGGTCGGGGCTGGCAGCGACGACAGATCTACGGTACTCATGCGGCCACCTCCAACGTGACGCTGTCGCCCAGGTACTTCCCGACGATTTGCAAATTGATTTGCCCGCCAATGACGGAAATGACCCGCACCTGATCCAACTTCAAACGCGGCTCCCAGCGCCCCAAAGCGCGGGCAACCTCAGCCTGTACGGCGCTTTTCCAGCCTTCGTTGATGGGCAAATCGACAAACCGCCGCAGCTTGCTGCCGTATTCCATACGGTGCCTGCGACTGCCCAGCGGCGTGCTCAAGATGTCGGCAATGGATTGCCGCAAGTGCTCAATGCCGGATATGGGTAGGCCGGTCTGGCGATCCATCCCGATCATCGATGTCACTCCTTGAACGGCTCGTATTCTTCGCTGGCTTTCAGGAACTTAACCGCCTCGATGTCGGAGGCCGGTACCACGACCGCCGCCTTCTCGACCGGATAGGAACGGTCAGTACCGGGCACGATCAACAGTCGCGACGTGTAGAGCTTGTCGCGGAATTTCAAGGACTCAGGCGATGAGTAAGTTGTGGATGACAATGCCGGTTCCGAGGACGTTTGCGCATCGGTTGAGGTCGTATCGATCTTGGCCATGTGGTTCTCCAGGCATGAAAAAGCCCGCACTAAGCGGGCTGTGGTGAATGAATTAATGCGTGTGGTGATTACTGTTGCCGGTGGCGTCAATGATCGCGCCGGCGCTGGTGATGCCCTTAGTAACGTGCAGCGCACCGTCGATCATCACCGCCGCTTTCAGATTGATGTTGCCGGTAGTCACGCTCACGGCCGCATCGGTTACGACCGCTTCTGTGCTGGCCACTTTGATGGTGACCGTACCGCTCGGCAGGGTGATGCTGTAGCTCTTAGCCTGCCAGTCGTAGATCAGCGAGCCGCCGTCATCGAAACGCCAGACCTCGACGTGGTCGCGATTATCTGGAGGCGGTCCGGCATTGCCATACAGGCCCGGGACAAAGGTGCCTTGCGACACGTCACCGCTGGGACTGATCAAACTGCCCTGCTCGCCCAAAGACGGTGCCCGCCAGTGCCTGGCCTTGCCTGCGGCGATGCTGTGCCAGCGCACCCATGCGCTGACCCATTCACTGCCGTCCGACACGCGACATACCGGCGGCGAAGCGGACAGATCCACCGCGACCACGTAGCAAGCCTTTACCGCCCCCGCGATCATGCGGTCATGCTGGGCGCTGGCATAACTCATGGCAGATCCTCGGGCCTGAATGGGCCGTCACCAGGTTCAACATCAAACACCAACGTTCCCGGCGGTTCGTCCGGCCAGAGCCATTCCTCCGGGCCGAGATAGACTTGCTGAGTCCACTCCACCAGCCACACGGTGTATCCATCCAGATGAGGCTGGGTCCAGTCCTGCAGCGATTGCACAAACTCGGCAGGCTCAACTGCTAGCCCCCAAGTTTGCGCACGCAGCAGCACCGCCAGCTGGGTTGCCAATTGCACGGCCTGTTGATGATGGTGCGGTTTGATCGGGTCAACAATGATCCGAGCCTCGAACTTGCAGACGAGCGAGGTTTCGCCGGTACCGATATCGGTGCCCGGCTCGATCTCGGACACCTCCAAAAACACCGCTGGCAGCAATACGCGATCCTTAATGTCTGGCCAAGCTGTGACGTCCTGCACGCCAGGCAAGTGGATGCGCAGATGCTGTTCTACCGCCCGATAAAGCTGGTCCAGGCTGAAGGGTTCGTCAGACATTGCCGATCCTCTTGAGGTATTTTTGCAGCTCAAAGTTGAGCTCCTGCTTGAGGATCTCCAGCAGGCGCTCATCCGCTTTTTTTACCCAGCTCTCGAAGTGCGGTCGGGCTTGCTCCAGCGACACCTTGGCCTTGGCCAGCGGAAAACGACTGCCGTTTTCGGCGACCCAACCCGAACTCGGCCCGCGACCAGGTGACACCGTGCTGTCGGGGTAGTCGTCCGCGTTGAAATGCTTGCTGGCCGTGCGGATCCAGATGTCGGGCTTGTTGCCGTAGACCTTCTTGAGGAAAGCCCCTTGGTAACGCCGCCCCGCTACTGACACGCCGCTGCCGCTTTGCCGCGCCCGGCCGATCCGGCTGGACTCGATGGCGTTCAAACCGAACCACAGTTTGCCGCTCGCTGCCCCGCCGGAAACCGGATAACTGCGCAACCGCTGACGCACCGCTGCAACAGCGATGCGCTCTGACCGACTGACCGCTCGGGCGATGTGCGTGCGCAACCAGCCCAACGTCTTGTTGATCGCTCGCCGATGGGCCGCCGCAGCCGCTTTCGGTACCACCTTGGCAAAGTCCTGGAACGCCTGAAAATCAGCGGCCGAGGACTGAATGGAGATCATCCCGCCCCCGGCCGAGGGTTTGAAATAGCTGCCGACACTCATGGGCGCAACCTCAGAATCAGGGCAACCAGGCCGTCGCCGCTCGGTTCGAGCTGAATCAGGTCGTAGTCACCACCACCATCCAAGGCAGGCAAGTCGACGCTGACCAGCATGCCCTGCTGCAGACCTTGCGAATCGCTGACGCGGATCTCGAAGCGCGGCTCGCGCAACCCGGTGTTGAGCTTGCCGAACTTGGGTTGCAGCCAGGGTGCGGCGAACATGCCGAACACTGGCTCTTGGCGCCCCTCGATTCGCGCCGTATCGCCCAGCGTTTCGAACACCACAGCGTCGACCTCGGCGATCAGATCGCGAAAGCCCACGGTCAGAGTTCCAGCAGGACCTGCGCACGTGGTCGCGTGCACAGGTGCAGCGGGTTGGACTGGGCCTCACCGGCCATGCCTTTGTTGAAGGGCAACGGCTCGATCATGCTGTAGTACGGGATGCCCTGGGTGTTGACCGTTTCCATGTAGTCAGCCGGCGCAACCACCGAGATATACAGATCGGGCACGCCTTCCGGAACAAGAAGCGCCTTGTCGTCATGGACGAAGGAAACGCCAGCGACCTTGCCACGATAACGCTCCCAGATGATGCCGCCGAACTCGAAGCTTTCACGGGCATCACCACGCAGAGCCGCTGCCTGCTGACTGTTGAGGTAGGTCTCTTTGACCGACTTGTGAACGATCAGCTTGTTCCAGAAGTTCTTGCCGCAGAAGGCGCGAGAACCGGTGCTGGTCACGCTGCCGAGCGCGTCTTCCTGCATATCCAGCGCTTCACCGCACTTGACCCGCAGTTCGGTACTGGCATCAGCCAGCCCCATGGGCAACTTCTGACGCTGCACACCGAAGCGTTCATAGAGATCCAGCAGTACGGTCTTGCCATCGGCGTCAAGGATCTGGCCATTCAGTGCGCCCATACGCTGGAATTCGTGCGTGGCGTCCAACTGTCGCCGCGCCTTGGCCAGCCGCGCATTGACCACGTCCTGTACCGCCTGCAGCTCAGTGCGGGTACCGAAGGCACGGATGCCTTGGATCTCGTCAGCCTTGATGGTGAAGCGCTCAGGCAGGTGCACAGTGTTGAACGGGATCAGGTTGCGCTTGCTCGCCGCAACCACCAGGCCAGAACCACCACGTTCACCAGCGGGCACCAGTGCAAGGGTGTCGCCGTCCTTTTCAATCTGAACGGTCAAGGTGGTGATGCCTTCCTCGCGAAACAGGCCCAGTGCGCTGATGCGCCCTGGCAGGTACGGTTGATCATTGAGTGCAGCGGTGAGCGAGGTAACGGTAAACGCTTCGTCGTCAAAAATGGCGATATCGGCCATGGGTACTCTCCAGAAACGAAAAATCCCGCACGCGGCGGGATGCAAATAAAAGAAGGAAGGCTTTAGCGGACGATCAGCGAATGTGTCGCCAAGGCTTTCTCGGCCGCCAGATCGAGGCCGGTCAAGTGCGCTTCGCTGACCTCGGCCAACCGCACCACGGCACGACCGCGACGCGCTACGTCGGATTCACCGAGCGGGCCGTAAAGAATGGCGACAGCGTTTTCTGTGCCGTCCTCTGCCGTTGGGTTGTACGGTGCGAATTCGCCGCTGGCAGTCACCAGCCCGAGAATTTGTCCGGGCCACAATGCTGGCCCCGCCGCAACATTGATCGCTTCGCGCGAGATCGTGCCAGCGCCCTCGGACAGCAGGAATTCACCTGCGTGCATCGGTTCCTGTTTGATGGTCATGCTCGTGCTCCTTTCGCGCCGCGCGCGGTTCCAGTTTGAGCCGCTTGGCGAGCAGCCCAAATCGAGTTGGGGTCAGGTTGTTTGGCCAGCACCTTGGGCGCAGGGTCGTCCGCCAGCGGCAGACTATTGTCGATTTCAAAGCCCTTGCCGCTGGTGACAATCTTGTCGAAGAGACGCGCACGCACCGCCGCCGCATCCAGACCGGCCGCGACATACTCGGCGCTGAATTCCGGCAGACGCGCGGCCACGCAGAGGTCGTTCACCGCCTTGGCGCGTGCCAGGCCGGCGAGAACGATTTCCTCGCTTTCGAGCTGGGTGGAATTGAGCAGCGGCTCGATCAGGTTGCTGATGCCCGCCGCCGTGCAGCGCTGAGTAATCATCAATGCCAACTTGGCAGAGTCGACTACAGGCGGCACCAGAGGTGGTTCCACAGGTTCGAGTTCGGGATCCGGCTCAGGTGTCTCGTCGAGCTGCGCCACCAGCTCAGCCGGAGCGTGCTGGTATCGCTGCAGCACCGCGCCTTGCCCGAGACAGGCTTTCACCTTGATGCCGTCGCCGACTTCGTCTGCCAGACCAAGCGCCAATGCTTCATTGGCAGTTAGCCAGGTTTCTGCATTAACCATTCGCCTCAGTTCGGCGTCATCGATGTCAGGCGCCTTGGCCTTATAGGCCGCAATGATCGCCTCCAAGGTTTGATCCAGCACATCAGCGACCCGGCGGAAGTCCTCAGCGTCCCCGCCTGCATAGGTGTAGGGGTTATGAATCATCAACATGGCGTTCGCAGCGATGACTACGCGGTGTGCACCGCACACGGCGACACTCGCGGCACTGGCAGCAAGCGCATCGATTCGCCCGGTGCAACGCTCGCCCAGCCGCGATAGCGCGTTGTGCATGGCCAGACCGTCAAACAGGTCGCCGCCGATACTGTTGAACGCGGCGATCACCGGTGACACACCATCATCTATGGCACGCAGATCCTGCACGAACTGATTGGCGGTGATGCCCCATGTGCCAATCTCGCCGTAAACGAAAACCTCGATCACTCGCTCGGTGGCCTCTCCACTGGCCTGCAGGGCATACCAGGTCTTGTCCTGAACCTCGACGCGCTTGCCTGCGCGGTTGTAAATGCGCGGTCGCGCTTTTTTGCTCATGGTTGCTCCTTGTCGTCGGTGTCTTCGACGGCATCAAGGGTGTTGTAGTTGAGGCCCAGTTTTGTGGCCCGTGCCAGATCGGCAGCGTTTTCCAGATCGACCGTTTCGGCGTCGTAGCCGGTTCGCAGCACCATCTCGCTGCGAGAAGAAAACCCGGCTTGCACTTCCATACGGCGTGCCTGCACGTCCTGCACTGGCTGGATATAGGCCCAACCCTGGGGCACCCAGCGAGTGCGCAGGTACTGGCGGCGTTTCTGTGCGTAATCGTCCAGCACCAGGACGCCCGAAAGCACAGCCATATCCATCCACGCTGCTCGTACTGGGCGGCAGAGTTGATGGACATACACGCTGAACTGCAGTTGTTCCAAGCGGCGCCGAAACTCGTTGAGTACCACCCGAAGTGCTCGGTCGTTGATGCCGCGCATGTCCCCGGTGAGGATCTCGTAAGGCGTACCCGACCCCGCTGCAGCAGCCATCAGTTGTTGCCGCATGAAGTCCGGGTAATTGTTGCCAGCGTCTGGCGGTTTGGAGAACTCAACCTCCTCTCCCGCGCCCAGTTCCTGCATGGTGCCGGGGTCGAGCGCGACCATCGGCGTGAAGCCGTCTCGATCCAGATCGAGCGGCTGACCGGTCACCGGATCTCTGGGAAGGGGTCCCGAGTCCGGCGCTGGACGCTTGATGAAACCGGCAAACAGGTTGGCCACCTCTTGGCGGAACAACACCGCGTCGTCGTAATTGTCGAGGCTGCGCAGGCGCTTGAGCACCGGCGACAATCGCGGCACGCCGCGCAACTGGCCTGGCTCCACCGGTTCGAAGATGTGCAGCACCTGGGTCGCCGGCACGCGGACCAACTGGTTGTAACCGGCGTTCAGCGAGGCAGCATCGCGCGGATGCGACAGGTACATCCAGTACGCCACCCTCTTCCCGCCGGGGGTGAACTCGATGCCAGCGCGGATGACGTTGCCGTTTTTGGTAGTCTCGAACTTATCGTGGGGCACGAATTCCGGTGCGAGGATCTGCAGCTGCAGCGGAACGGCCAAGCCTTCATCAAGCCCGCGCGGACGCAACCGTACGAAGCACTCGCCCGAGGTTTCAACCGTGCGTGCTACCAGCGCCTGCTGGCCGTAGAAGTCGGTGCGATCATCCGCGTCCGACTCATCGACCCAATCCCCCCACAGCTCCTGCAGAAGCTTGCGCAAAGCATCATCGTCGGTTGTGGGTCGAGGGGTGATGCCCGTGCCGATCAGGTTGCTGACACGCTTGTCGATGACATTGAAGGCATACGGGTCATTGCGAACCGCCGCCCGCGAGCGCGACCGCAGATTGCGCAGGGCGGGAGTGTTGATGCTGTTGATCCCGTTGTCGGGAGCGTCCCAGCCCGTGGAGCGGCGCCCTTCTCCAGCGCCTTCGTAACTGGCCTTGATGTTGGACGGCAGGACAAATCCGTTACGGGTCAGCGTTGGGAAGTGCCGGGCCATCAGACCCCCTTCCCTGCGTGGTACAGCCGGACCACACGTGAGCGTGGCCCGGCGGCGCTGGCAAGTGACGAGCGTATTTCTTCACGCGCCTTGAGCAGTTCATCGACCGTGCGGTATTCCACAGTACGGTCGGTGTAGCGCACAGTTTTTTCACCGCGAGCGATGGCCGCCTCAACCGCGTCGAGGTGCTTTTTTGTAAAGGACATATCAGCGTCTCTTCAGATAGCCGCTTGTAGAGCTGCGGCGTTGAGGGGGTGCCGCTGCAGGTCGCGGTGTCGTGACCGGTGCGGCCGGTTGAGGTGCGGATTTAGCGGAAGCTACGACTGTCGCTGGTGGAGCTGCCGTGGTAACACGTCTGTCTTGAACAGGCTTGGGAACCGGTGTGTCATCAAATAAACCGGATTGCGCCAACGAATGTCGCACGCGTTCCCAGTCATTTTCTTGATAACGGTTGATGCCCATGTAATGCGCCATCGCCAAGCAATACACCATGAGGTCGAGGGCTTCGTTACGCTCTGCTTTACCCTTGATCCACTCAATGCGTTTGTGGCCGCGCACGTAACGAGCGACCTTGCGCTCGGCAACGCACTGGGCGAAAAACTCATCGGGTAAGTCGTTGGCAAAGTGCAACGATCCAGGCCCATCCGGGAACGGATAGCGGTTGTAGATCCAGTCTTTGGCTGTATCGGTGCCCACAAACCAAAGCTCTGCGCAGTTGCGTTCGGTTTGCCCCTTCCAGGTCACATCAACCATGGACGGTCGCTGAGCGATCACCGGTCTGCCCGGCTTGCTCGCGCCCTTGATAGCGAAGATATTGCGCCAGCGACGGACGCGGCAGAACTGGTAAACCTCGTCGGTGTGGTGACCGCCGGAGTCAATGCCAGTGGCGAGAATCGCCAAACCGACGCCGCAGGGGTGCCGATATCGGGCCTTGAGTTTTTCGTCCAACACGGCCCAGGTGCGCTCGTCGGCCGGGTCGCCCCAGATGATCTGGTGATCCACCACCCAGCGTTCCATGCCGACGCCGAAGCCCATCACCATCAGTTCCAGACGGTTGGCCTGAACGTCAACAGCGCCGGTCAGCATCAGCACACCGACCGGCATCGTACCGAGAGTGTAGGTTTCGAGACGCGCCCGAGCGATCAGTACTTCGGCCTTGGTTTGCTCTTGCGCACTGTCCCAAACCTTGGCCAATCGGGTGTTGTAGAACACCTGCATGGGTTCGAGATCGCCTTTGTTTTGAGCGATTTTTGCCTTCTCAAACTGCATGGCCAGGGTGCGCCAGTCCATCCAGCCGGGCGGTGAATAGAGTGCGTTAAGGTGGAACCCTACCGTCTCGCCATCGCCCTCAGCATGCGCACGCCATTCGCCTTTGGCGAGCATTTCACCTTTATGGTGTTCCTCAATCAGCACATCACATTCAGCTCCAGCGCACTCGTAATGCACGGTGCTGAAATCGTCGCTGTAGTGAAGACGCTCCCATTCCAATACCTGCATATGACCGCAGTCTGGACAGGGCACGTAGTAGTGACGCTGGTCGCTACCTTCAAAGAGATCCGCAATCCGCGAAGCGCCTTTGATCGTTGGCGAACTGGAGAAATAAAACTTAGCGTTGCGACCGAAAGTACTCGCTCGCGTCTCCGCCAATTCGATGGGATCCCCCTCCTCACCGATGTCGACTTCCCAGCGGTCAATTTCATCGCCGTAAATGTAGCGCGCCGACAACTCTGACAAGTTTGCGGCAGAGCCAGCTGTGGTGACATACAGCGATCCTCCCTCAAACTCCTTGGTGTCCATCGTGTTGACTGCATCACGACCGGTCGCGATTCGCTCACGTAAAACAGGTGTGGCTTTGATGGTCTTTCCGATCCGTGATGACACCCGTTTGGCCAGGCCTAAGCTTGGCAGCAAGGTCAGGATATTTGACGGTGCCATGTGGATCAGCCCACCGATCCAGTTCAGCGCAATCTGGGTTTTCATTAACTGCGAAGCCACCATAGTGACTACACGTTTGCTGCGATGTGCCGGTGACAGGCAACGCATAGGCTCACGAGCATATGGAGTCCGAGAGGTGCGGTAACGTCCAGGTTCAGCAGCACCTGTGTCGCGCGGAATACGCATGTACTCGTCAGCCCATTGATCGACCCACAACTCAGGCTCTGGGCGAAGGCCACGGAAGTACGCCGCCCGGTAAACCTCGGCACCGTCCGCAAGTTGGCATCCATAGGATCAGTTCCCGAGAGTCAAGGCGTGGCTGAAGTCTTCGGCAGACAGGCGCTCAGCCTCTTCAAGCGCTTGGCGGATCTCACCAAGCAAGTGCTTTTCAATGTCCCAGGTGCTGGTCATAGCCGACAACACGGGGGCAAGTTTGGCTGGCAAGCTCAGTAGCAAATCGCGAGTCATGCGCCCAGTCGCAAAAGCAGCTTCGTCGACGACTTCCCTATCAACCAACTCACCGGTGATCTTTTGAAGGTCTGCTTCGGCCCTCTCAGCCTGCGCAAGAGCCAACCGTGTTTTAGCCTGGTGATAGTCCGGCGCAGCTTGAGGGGCGGAAGTGGGAAGCGCGGGAGCGATCCATGGCTGCTGGACCGATGTAGTGGCGACCGGTGCGATTCGGGTACCCGAATTGCTGCGTGCTGGATCGCCCGTCATTTCTAAATACTGATCGGTGGCTTCGACATCGATCTTGCCATCCGAGGCATAAATCAATCGGCCTTGCTTGGCCAGTTTGCCGACGTACTGGCGGGACCAACCTTTGCTGGCCGCGTATTCCGTTCGGCTCAAAACGGTCATGTAAACCTCCTGTCAACCTAGGGCCGTCAACCTCTGTCAACCTCTGTCAACCAACGTGAAAAAACCGGCCAGTCGCAAGATCCCGCGGGTTTCCGACCCCGTACCCTCCGAATAACCCCAGGGTCCCCGGCGGTTTCAGGCTGCCCCGCCACCATTCGGCGGGACATCGCACACGCCAAGCCGCTTGGCAGCCCAGCGTTCGTACAAGCCGATGGCAACATCTGCACCGGCCATTGCCGTGAGACAGCCCAAGGCGCCAGCCGTCCAGAGCGACATGCCCGCCGCGATCATCAGCATCATTGCCGAGACTCCGCAGACAATGCAGGCACCGGATCGAAGCGCAAGCCGACGCATTAACGCCCAGCCCCGGGCACCATCCTTGTCTGCTCGCCACATCTCACCGGATACGCCGCCGACCAGAGCCAGGACGATCACCAACCAGATCGGCATTTCTGCCAGCGCTTGCTGCTCATTTGTCATGTTGTGCCTCAAGTGAAGGAGCATGCCGAACACAAAAAAGAAAACCCCGCCGGAGGGCAGGGTTTTCAATGTCGCGGCATACGCCAGGACGAAGTGCACAGCACGTGCTCGGGGAAGCGCCAAGGCGCAGAATCCATATCGTGGGGACTTTTTACCCCCTGAGTACGGAACCGAAAAGAGGGCATTTTCGGTTATCCAACTTGACGCAACTTTGACGCAACTTTGAGGAGACTTTGAGGTAAAGCGCCCCGACCAACGGTAAGCCACTTACGTGCGTCCTTGCGCTCGGCCAGCACCTCAAAGAGTCGGACATGAAGACGGTGCACCAGATCGTAGTAGGTTTGCTTCGCCTTTGAGACGTAGCCAAGTTCGTGCATCTGCGCTGCCCATGTTGGTGCAGGGTCAAAGCCATAACGCATAACCGCCAACTGTTGCAGCCTTTCACCCCGACCATCTTGCCGGGCTATCTCGGAAAGGGCGGCACCAACTTCCTGCGCAATTGCATCTGGTCCTGCACCACCGTCGAGAAGGATCCGAGAACCGGGTGTTCCTCGGGGCGCGCAACCGCCCCACTCCATGATCGTCGCCATCGGGCTACCCATGCCTCCGGTTTCACCGCCGTGTCGGCATTGCTCGCCCCAATGTTTCAGCAACAACTCCATCGCTTCAATCATTGCCCTGCCCCCGTAAAACCCAACCGGACACAGAAATACCCCAACCCGACACAAACCCAACACACATAAATCCCTTTAAATTCAATGCTTCAATCAAACTTGAGTTGAGTGTGTTGGGTTTGTTGGGTTTATCAGTCTTCGCATAAGAAAAAATTCCTTCCGTTGAATTCGTTGCAAAGAACGTCATGCATGCGCGTGCGCGACACAAAACCCAACACACCCCACACAACACCCGCGAAGGCATGTAATTAGGGCACTCAAATTGTGTGGGGTATTCAAAATCAACCCGACACACACTCAACACACCCAACACACTTTTGAAAATAGTCATGCTGCAAGCGCCTTGATGTGATCCCAGCTGTCCACGTGCCAGCCCGCCAGCTTGGCCTTCGCCCGCCAGTTCTCCACCTGCTTGCCCAGCTCTGCCGCCTTGAGTGATGGGGGCGGGGAAGCATCCAGATCCACGGGAAAGAAAAACGCGCCGAAGCGACGGTTATTGCCGTCAGTCCAGGGTATCGCCCGCGTTTTATCCACCTCGGAACTGATAAATAGAGAGAACTTGGTTTGACTCATCACGTGCTCTTTGTTGCGCTGGCACCATTCGAGAAACAACGAATAGAGGTCGGTCGATAGACACGGTCCCCAAAGCCCATGCCCCAGCTCGCTGTACTTCCACAGATGCAAGAATGTTTGCCAGCCGGCCCGCCTCAAGGCGACCAAACGCTCACGCGCCTCTGTCGATGGCGGCCGCGTGCGCTGGTTGAAGTCCCCTAGATCGACCGACAGCAACCAACCGTAGAGCGCCGCCACCCCACCCTGCTCCAGTTCACGACCAATCGCCTTTTGCCTTGCGACTGGCAGGGTCTCCATAGGCCACATGACTAGCATTCGACGATCACTGTCGCTGATTGGCCAGGGAAGAATCTCGTTGCTGAGAAACACCGCATTCATATGGTTGGCTTCTTCCCAGCCATTAATGAATTTCGACTCCATCCGCACCGTTTTACCAGTGATCAAGTGCTTGATCTTGCCCACCTGGTTGTAACGTTGATCGCGACTGACGACCTCTTCAAAGACCGACCACAATTTGCGGCTTTGCCACGCGTTGAAGCTGCTTTCCAACTGCGTCTGACCAACAGTCGCCGCGTATTGGCCATAAAGCATGCCGAGCGCGTCAGCGAACAACAGGCTCTTGCCCGAACCTTCCATAATCGAATGCATCAACACAGCGGTGTCCATCTTGGCGCCCAAGTGCTGCAGCGGATACGCCAGCCAGCGAGTTAGCCAATCGGTTGCAGCTTCATCATGGTTACAAAGAAATGAGATCAGCCAACGCAGGTTGGCACACGCTGCATCATCCCTGACTGGCTCAAGCGGCAACCCGTCAAAGGTGTTGATGTACACCGCAGGATCCTTCGTCATGGTCGGATCAAACACGATGTGTTCAACATCGACGGTGCGGCGCTCGCTGCTGTTCAGCCACAAAGGGTAAGTGTCACCCAGCGCCATCTTCACCGCGCCCTCGGCTATGCGCCGCTTCTTTTCGCGATCCCAAACGTCTTTGGTGCCATCGATGTAAACATAGCGATCGGTTGGAGACATCCCGAATGCGCCGCCTTTCTTCCCAGCCATACGGCGCGCCTGCTCGATCTCCCGAACATGATCGTCAGAAATCAGCCTCTTTCCGGTGTCGTCCAACCAGGCTTTGGCCAGTGGCTTGCCCACACGAGCTTCGAAGGCGGACTTCTTCATTACCTTCGATTGGTCGCAATCCCACACGTGCGTGGTGCCCTCGACCAACGCGAAACGACGCAGAATGTGGTCCAACGTTATGACCTCCCCCGCCCCCCCGTCAGGAGCAGGAGCGGCCTCGCTGGACGGGCATGTTTCGTCGGAGATCGGCCCGCTCAATTCACCGGATGGGGTGGGGGGAAGATCATTCGGATCTGGACGGGCGGCGTGTTGCATGCCCAACATTCGCGCAGCATCCTTCACAGCCTTCGACTGGTCGCCACCGTGCTCGAGTATGCAGAACACTTCAAAGGCGTCGTTCTGATGCCCGTTCGCGAGAGGGTCAGCACCGTGGTGCGAATAAACCTTGTCCTCACTGATCGTCACCCCTGGCAGACCGGTGCTGCTTTGAGGGTACAGCCACTTATTGCCTCGCTTGATGTATCCATGGGCACGAAGAAGCTCCGCAACATCGTGACAACGGTTGAATTCATCAATTACTGAGGGCCGTTTGCCGCCACCGAGTGCAGGACGCTTTTTGGCTTTGACCGGTGCCTCCGGTGGCGCAACCGCCCATGGACACGCAGCTTCAGCATCTCGCTTAAAAAACTCCCAATTCTGCCAAATGGTAAGCAGCTCGTTGGTCAGCGTCGGCAGCCCGTCAGTAGCACTTGGAGCGGTTTTCCAGATGTAAGGTTTGCCGGTACCGGGATGAATTGATGGTGGAAATACGTCTTGCACCAATCCCGCACGTAGTTCAAAGACCGTGAAGCGTTTGAACGGCTCGGCTTCGGTTCGTGCAGCAGCTTCTGCGGCAAGATCACCCTGCTCTTTCGCAGCCTTGGCCTTGTCCATAAACCCTTTGAAAATCGAACCGTCCGGGTCTTTTTCATTCGGCCATGAAAGTGAATGACGCGTGAGTTCGATGCCTTCCGGCACCTTGAACACCACCCGGAATCGCAGCGGATTCCCGACGATAGTCGGGAACACCACTGACATCGCATCAAGGTCAAGGCCCAACAGTTCATACAGAACATGACGCGTCCATTGAACGTCATCGACATCCAATGAACAAACGCGGCTCGGCCCCAGAACGACGCCAAGGTTGTGATTTGGGTTTCGTTGCCAGAACGCCTCGGCCGTGTCGGCGTCGGTGATATAGCCTCCGGGCTTATTCCACCCTAGGCCTTTCGGAGCCTTTTCACCTGGATCAATCGATACGAGTGCCAAGTCAAAAGTACTGCTGTAACGCTTTGCCCATGTAGCAATGGCTGTTCCTTTGCCCGATTCACTCATCGCCGGGCCTCCCGCAACTCCTGACAAGAGACGCAGGTCTCGCAACCCTCAACCTTCTGCTGTCGAAGCAACGGGATTGGTTCGTCGCAGTCGTCACAGAACTGCGCGCTAACGCGGCTCGATGGCACGCGGCGACTGCGATGAATAGCAACATCAAGCAGGTATTGCGCCTGCTCGTTTGCGCGGTCGATATCATCAGCCATTGATGCGATCCTCCATCGCCTGACGAGCGCCCGCCATGATTCCAAGGACTTCGCGGATCACATCCATTCCGTGCTTTTCGAGATCCACGACTTCATGAAGCTCCCAGACGTTGTCCGCCGCGCCGTCGTGCATCTTTGCCACGAATTCACCGGTTTCCCCGAGTAGCTTCCCAACCGCTTTCAAGGCATCACTGGTTGCCGGTACGGCCACGGGCCGGTACCAAACCGCACCTGCTGGACGCATCAATGCGTCCAGCAAGCGTGGATCAGCGGTTAGCCTGATCACTTCCTCAAGCTCATCTGGATTCAGCCACCGGCGTTCTTCATCGAGCTTGAGTTTTTTCTGGAGGGTGTCGTTGTCCAACACCATTTCAAAGGCAAGGGCGGTAATTCCGCCCTTATAGTCACGACCAGTGCGATAGATCGCTTGGCGTAGAGGCAGGACCGGACCAGCGTCCGGCAAAAGATCTGTGCGACTCATAACCGTAAATCCCCTATTTACGGTGTAGCCATAGCCCAGGGTAAACCCTATCCTACGACCACGACCGATGTGCATGTGCTGTGTATCGTCGTAGCTGGGCTGGGGGATTCTTTGGTGAGAGGCCCCAGCTCAGCACCTTTTAAGCTGCCGACTTAAGATCGGCCGCTTCTTTCTCTTGGGTGTATAGGCATTCGATTGCCTTACCCGTTACGTACCGGACATCTGCACCTTTCGCGGCGCGATTGATAGTCGGCTGTGTTGTTCCTACGCGATCTGCAATAACTCTCTGGGACAAACCAGACCGAAGCAGCTCCGCAAGCATTTCTTGGATAGTCATATCGTTCACCGATGCGCTTTCGCATTGGTCGCCACAATACACAAACGTATTGAATGATTCAATACACTCGGCGATACGTTTTTGAATCAAGGCAGAGAAAAAGTGATCGGAGACCGCATCGCCCAACGCATGCAGGAATTGGGGCTGTCAGAAGGCGAACTCGGCCGACGCTCCGGCGTTCCGCAACCGACGATTCATAGAATTGTGACGAACGCGGTAACCAGCCCACGCCATGAAAATATCGAAAAGATCAGCAAAGCCTTGAAGGTCAGCAGCAACTGGCTTTGGAAGGGAGGCGAACACAAAGACCCGATGATTGATCAGGGCGCGCCATCTGCGAATGAGACCAACGTTGAACCTGGGCCAGCTATTAAAGGCTATGTCCCTCTCATCTCTTGGGTTCAGGCCGGCGCATGGTGTGAGATTGAAGACGTTAGGACCCTTGATGATGCGGAGATATGGCTCCCATGCGCCGCATCCCATAGCAGTCAAAGCTATGCCTTGCGAGTACGTGGACTATCCATGTTCAATCAACATGAACGTAGATCCTTTCGAGACGGAGACATCATCTTTGTTGATCCCGCGAAAGATGCGGAGAATGGTTCTCTTGTAATTGCCAAGCTCATGGATAGCCAAGAAGCAACTTTCAAGCAATTGGTGATGGAGGGCAGCCGCCGGTTTCTGAAACCGCTGAATCCAGCATGGCCAGAGCCGATCATTGAGTTAGGGGCCGACGCAATCATTTGTGGCGTAGTATTTTCGAAGCTTGAAATTTTCTAATACATAACCCAAAAAAGGCCCGCAGCGATGTGGGCTTTTTTTGCATCGTGAAAAAATCAATTCAAATACGTATTGACTGAATCAATACGTATTTGTATCTTTTGCATCGTAAATCTCTCACCAAAGAGTACGGACATGCAAACAACACAGCACAACAACGCTCGTTGCCCGGTGTACCTACACCCATCAGCTTGCACTAACCCAGAAGCCGTAAAAGAGATTCAAAAACGCACCGGCCTACTGGTAATCGTCGCGCCTGGCACTCGCTTAGCACCGGCAAAAGTAAATGTCATCACTCACGGATGCGGACCGTTCGGGGGTGATGCAGCATGAGGCCTCTATTAATTGGCATCGCTGGCGTCGCCCGCTCTGGTAAAGACACCGCCGCGCAGCATCTGGTAAGCCACCATGGATTCCAGGCTTACGCGTTCGCTGACCCACTGCGTGACGGTCTGATGCACATCCTCAACTTGAGCCCTTGCGACTTCGACGGTGCCCAGAAGGAACTGCCGCTGCCATGGCTCGGCCGATCCCCTCGCCAGTTAATGCAATCACTTGGCACCGAGTGGGGCCGCAACAACGTGCATCCCGAACTCTGGCTGCTGCTTGCGGAACAGAATCTCGACCTACTCGCTCGCACCCACGACGAAACACGCGGCTTTGTCGTCAGCGACGTGCGGTTCGAAAACGAAGCGGACTTCATCCGTAAACGTGGCGGCGTGGTGATTCACATGGAGCGGATAGTTGCTCTCACCGTCAACCAGCACAGCAGTGAAAACGGTGTCGTGCGCGCGCCGGGAGATATCTGGCTACCGAATGATGGGCCGTTCGAAGAGTTGTTCACCAACCTAAACCATATTGTGGACACCCTGCACACCCGTGCTGCGGCGGCCTGAGGCAGCGTAATGACAAACCGCACCCTGGACGAATCCGCCGCATTGCTCGGACTCAAGCCCCGCGCCTTCCGCACCAGGTTGCGCGAGCTGGGCATTCTCAACAGCAGCGGCGATCTAGCCAGCCAGCACCGTGATCGTGGCTATCTGTATTCGGATCCGCGCAGCACCGTGATTCCGTCCCTCAACAAGTGCCGTCATTACTCCGTGGTGATGGTGAAGGAAGAAGGGATCGAATGGCTGGCCAAGAAGCTAGGAATCATCATTACCAAAAAGGACGCCGCGGCATGAAAACCAACTACCTCAATGCCTACACGCAAGCCCTCGGCGCCCTGAAGCTGATCCCTATCTACTTGAACTGCCCGGGAGTAGTCAGCCGCGCAACACTCGTTGGCGCCTCGACGGAAGCCATCCAATTACTGGAAAGCATGCCCGTACTAAGCACCGAGCTGGCCGAAGTATTTCGCTGCGTCAACAACGTGATCCTTGACGGGCAAGTCGCCTACGTTACGCCGACCAACTCGCCTGAGTTCCCATTTGGCGCCGTGGTGGCTGACGCCAAGGGCAACATCTGCGCGGCTGCCATGGGCAAAAGTAAAGAAGGCCTCGCCGAACTGATTCGCCTCAAGCTGCTGCCCCCATCGGAGGGGTTCGGGGAGAACGCAGCGTGAGCAACACACTTGAACAATTGCGACGTCAGTTCGCTACTCCATGCCCGACCCTGGCGGCAGTTCGGGAACAGTACTTCGCACACATTCGCACCGACCGCTACCTACTGGCCGAGATCAAGGCAGGTCGTATCGCGCTGGTCGTGAAGCGTCTGCACGGGTCGGCTCGCGCTCAACGAGTGGTGTACCTGCACGACCTGGCCGAGTTCCTCGACGCCCAAGCGGCGAAGCAAGCGGCTTGATTTCAACGGTCGCCTCTGCCGTCCAGAGGCAAACAAATCGCACATCAATAGGCACAGCACATGAAACCTACGGATACGGCCGAATTCATCGGCGAACTCAACGCAGGCGTCTTCGCCAATCAGATCGGTCACGCCCTTTCTGAAGTGGCATCAGGAGTTGTTGATAACGGCAAGGTCGGCTCGGTCACGCTGACCTTCACCCTGAAGCAGATCGCCAACAGTCATCCAGTCACCGTCAATCACAAGCTCGCCTACAAGGTGCCGACCAAACGCGGCAGTCGTACCGAGGACACCACCCTCGATACTCCGATGCACGTCAATGAGGGCGGGCGCCTGACTTTGTTCGCCGAAGCCCCCCGCGCCGGTCAGCTATTCAACCGCGATGACGCGCCAATTCACGCGAAGTCCTAAAGCGTTCGATTCCAAACCCCTCACCAAAGGAAGTCGATTCAATGGAAGCCAAAGCAATTCAGTTGATTCAGGACACCGCCGTTCTGGCCTATGCCAAGCCGCTGGATACTTTCACCCCAGCGCTGGTATTGCCGTCTGACCAGAAGATCCACAGCATCGAGAAATTTCAAGCCGCTCGTAGCCGATTCCGCGGCGCGCTCACTACGCACTCGCTGCTGGACTTCGGCAATTACGTAATGACGCAAAGTGCCGAGGCTGTAGCGTCTGGTTTTGTGGACGCCGAAGCAATGTCGTGCACAGTCATTTTCAACCTGGGCGACACCAAGTCACCAGGGCACGGCGACTTCACCGCCACCCTGAACTTGAGAAAAACTGCTGCGTTCCGGTCGCTGGAGCGTGCAGCGAGCATTCAGTTCGCGCAGAAAGAACTCAGCGACTGGATCGAGGATTGGGCATCAAATCTCCAAGCCCTCGCGACCGATGACAGTCCCATCGATTTGCGTAAAGCCGCGAGCGCCATCCGCTCCATCAGCATCGAGCAAGCACGCAAGAGCGAACACATCGTCGGCGACCTAAGCGCCTCTCGTTCAGCGATGGACCAGATTGAGGCCAAGTCCTCAGAAGGATTGCCTGCTGAATTTCTGTTCACGGTCGAGCCATATGAAGGGCTGAAAGTCCAGATCATCCGCCTGCGTGTAGCCGTTCTCACTGGCGGGGACAAACCCCTGCTGCGCCTACGCTGGATTGGAGAAGAACAGCTTCGCGAAGACTTGGCACAAGAATTCAAGGAAGTCGTGCAGCACGAAGTCGGGGGCGGTGCGCAATTGACTATCGGCAATTTCAACTTGGGCTAACCCACCCATCCAACACCCCTCCGCCGGCCTCTCACCAAGTATCCCTGCGGAGGGATCTACTGAGGTACACAGCATATGACTGCAATTCAAATCTGCGCACTCATCGCCCTGATCGTCTTGGCCGGACTGCTTGTCTGGGCCGGTTATTTCATGGGGCATAACGACGGTATGTCCGCAGGCATGAAAGAAAGCGATGCGATCCAACGCGCCGAAAGCGCAAAGACCATTCGCGAATTGAAGGCTTCCCTCGACTTTATTAAGGCCGACCACGCCCGACTGGCGCGATTCAGCAAGCGTCTTCAAGAAAAACTGTCACTCGGCGAAACCGAACGCCAGACGCTACTCAACATCGCCGAGAAGCTTCGAATTGCCGCCGAGACGTTCGCCGCCTTCCGCACAGGCAAAAAACTCGAAAGAGACACGATTGAGCTACGTGATAAAGCGCTTGCCATGGCAGCTCTTCTTGCTCCGGTGACCACATGACAGCGCTACGCCGAACGGTTCGAATTCGCCGAGGGCAAATGCCACCTCTGGACTTACAAACCATATGCGACAGGTGTGACACCTCGCGAGCACATGGCAACCATCAACAATGCAGCAAGCAGCGCCAAGCTGAAGGTATCGCCAGGCGAGCAGCGGAGAAATCACAATGAGTGCAGCAGAGAAAATCGACTTTCACATCACACCGGGCGCCTGGTTCCGCCAAGACTTGCTGTACCCGGTTTTCGGCCTGAGCACCGAAGCAGTCCGCAAGTACCGCACCCGAGGTCTGTGGCTTGAAGGCAAACACTGGCGGTATGACCCTGCCAATGTAATCGTCTACAACCGCGCAGCCATTGAGCGCTGGATGGAAGGGAAACCATGATCGATAAGATGCCGACCGGCGTTGAGATGAACGGCAAGCAGTTGCGTATCTGGTTCATCTTCAATGGCCAACGGTGCCGGGAACCACTGGAAGGGATCTCGAAAGTAAACAAGGCCGCTATTGCGTATGCGGATAACAAGCGTCGGACCATCCTCACCGAAATCAAAGAGGGCCGCTTCGACTACGCGGCACACTTTCCGAAATCACCCAGGGCTGCAATGTTCACAGGCACTGGCGGCCCTTCGCTGAAGCGTACAGTGAAAGAAGGTATTGATCGCTGGCTAGAAGTCCAGCGCGCGCTCAAAGCGTCAAGCACCGTCGTCAACTACGTGAGCAAAGCAGTACATGTTGAGAAGAAATTCGGTAAGCGTCGAATCGTCGACATCAGCAAGAGCGACATCGAGCTGTTTCAAGCTCAGTTGCTGAAGCAAGGCCTGGCCCCGAAGACAGTGAACGACATTTTCACTGTCGTTCGCGGAGTCTGGGCCGACGCATTCGGTGACGGAATACTGAAAGCGAATCCGCTCGACCGGATAAGCAACGTCGGGTCGGACGTCGACCTCGTGCATGCTGACCCCTTCAGCCGCACCGAGATCGAGTTGATTGGTAAAGCGGACCCTAGCCGGCGAGCTGATGCCCGAATGATCGAGTTCAATTGCTGGACCGGGCTGTCTCTGTCCGAGCTTATCGGACTGGCTGCTGAAGACGTCGACCTTCAAGCCGGCCTGGTACACGTCCGGCGGGCGTTGGTCGTAGGAGAATTTAAAGTCCCCAAAGAACGCTCAATGGTACGAGTCGTTGAGTTGATAGACCCTGCCCTCGAACTCATGAGGGAGATTGTCGCCGCCGCCAAGGAAGCACAAGCCGAAGAGATCACCGTTATCCAACGCGACAACATCACTTCCAAAAAAATGAAAGTGACATTCCTTTTTCGCAGCTCCACCAGCGGCTTACTCTGGAGTGGGAAAACATTGAGCAACTGGTTTACCGCCCACCTGAAAAAGGCCGAAGTGCGCCACAGAGGTGCCAATCAGTGTCGCCACACGTTTGCCAGCCAGATGCTGTCGAGCTATGTGCCAGTCGAATGGGTAGCCAGGCAGCTTGGGCACGCCGACACAACAATGGTGAGAAAACACTACGGCAGATGGATACCGAAGGACACTAAAAGCATGGCAGGTTTAGTCTCAAAAATGTTGGGTTTTCGCCAAGATTAAGCTCAAGAAATCAACAGATAAATATTATGAAGAACGGCTGTCACTTCGCGTTCTTCCATTTAACATTGAATGCCATACGATCTTTATCCAGCTTAAGAAACATTGCTTCAGCGATTATTTTCCGCACACCAGCATGATACTTGCTAACTTCATCAATCGAAATAAAAACCTGCTTACTAAAAGTGCTGTAGATCTCCACCAAATGCTCTATTGCAGGTGTATCCATATTTTTGAATAACAGGCTATCATGAATAATTACCGGAAGAACAGTTAACCGGAGGAACGTCAGATCAAGGGCGATCATGTTTGCAAAACCTTTCCCGGTTCCCCGATCATCGCCATGATCGAATTTATAATCTTTCTCACCTAGCGTAAGCACCGGTGAAATAGCTTTGTTGCTGTAAATTTTTGTTATTTCTTCTTCGATTCCTGCATTAAGTTCGAGTTCCATCACCGCTATCGAACTCTCCAGCGCCGAGTCAATATCAGCCTTCAATCTCTTGATTTCATTTTTTGCCTCCGCGCTCATCATCCAGTATCGATTCTGCTGAATCAGAGCATTTTGCTGACGATCGAGATCTATTAAGCGTTCTAACAAATGAACCGAGTCCTCACGGGAATCCACGAGATTTAATAGCGAGCTATCAACCTTGGCTATATCGGCTTGGGCAGCACTTAAAGCCTCTATCAGAACAATTTGTTCTGCTTTCAGCTGATCCTTCAAAATATTTGTAATGCCTGAATGAAAGGATTCTACCTCTAACAGTTTCTTCAAATCGACTTCAGGAAAAAAAGTGAGTACCGATTGAAAATCCTTACTACTTACAATCTTTGCATTGCCTAGGTTTGACTCCACTCTGCTTAACTGCGTCTGGAGATCAAGCTTATATTCAACCAAGGCATCTTTTTGAAGCTTCAACTCAAGACTTTGCTCATTGATTATAGAGCGTATATCCGTAACATTTCTCTTCAATGTCTGCTTAATCTTCTCAACCTCGGAAAAAAGCTGACTGATTACTGAATCGTTTTTAGATACCTGCGCTTTTGTGATTTTCTTTACTGCACCAGAGTTAAATGTACCATTAATGTCCTTTAGCGCTTTCTGAGCTCCGGCACGTTCCTGCTCCAGCTGAGAAATTAGCCAGTACATATTGAACATTTTGAGAATACGCTTTCTGACAACCTCCCATTTCTCCCGCACGGTTAGGTCCAAGGGACGCTTGTGGTTGTAGTTATTTCTTTGATAAATTCTAAAGAAACCGCTAACACAATCACGAAACGAAATTTCGCTTGCACTGGTAATATAGTTATCTTTGAGAAAGCTAGTAAACTCTCGAAGCGTGAGCATTCGCCCTTGATCAACGCAATAAACTGACTCAGGTGTTTCGGTACTTCGAATGAAGAGATAGTTTTTATCGAATTGAAATTCCATCACCACTTCTAAATGGCCTACATTTTTAATTACATCATCGCACTTTGTCGGAAAGTCGCTCCCACCAAAAGCAAAGTCAATCAACATCAAAACCGATGACTTACCGATTGAGTTATGCGCATCATCCGCACCCACCACTGCATTCAGCCCAAACTTGAAATAAATAGAGGACTGGATCAATTTCTCGCATGTAATAGATTTAAGCACGCTGAATGACCCCAGTAGTAAAATTTACGTTTATTTTTTTTAAAACAAAGAGCAAGTCGAGAGCATCTATAAACTCCGACACATCGGAAAATATATCCTTATGATTCAGATACACTACCTGAACAGTATCACTACCTCTTAAAACCCCCAACAACTTAGCTGCCTTAGGGAGACAACTATCTTCTAATGATATTATTTTATTAGGCAGTATCATCAGAAAAAATCTCACAATTCTGAATAAAATAAGAAACCAACACTTCAGATTTAGATCGCTCCTTGATCACAGTGTTAGTCATAAACCATACGCACATCTCTTCAAATATTTGACTTTGGTCAAAACCCTGCATTAACAACAGCGTGTAATAGCTCTTAACCTGAGAACAGATAAATAAAGACTTGGCCTTTTCCTCTAACTCTAGCTTTCTTAAGGACTCTCTAATCGGAGCAAAAAAACTCAGAATATACTGCCCAATCTTCATTTCATTCATGATACCTAAGGTTTCATCTTTCTTCTGCGAAAGCTTTAAGGCAGCAAATGACAGAGTTGTATTTTTAATATCCAACTCACTAAGGGTTTCCAAATCCCTAGCTACAACCGCTATATCCTTGTGAAGAGTTTGCCTATCCCATGTTTGCGAAAGCGCTTTGATTTTGTTGATTGTCTTTTTTATCTCAACCAGTTGCCTGTATTCCTGCACTGTCTTCCTAGTATCATAAATTTTATGACACTCTTTACACAGTGCGATAAAGTTCTCTTCACAATCAATATCATCTGAAAGCAATTCTTCAGCAATCAGTATAAGTTTTTCATGTTCGGTCGCATTTAGCGGATAGATATGTGCGATGTCGAAAACCCGCACACGTTTTGAGCCTTTCTTAACCATGAGCGCTCGCCTGCAGAGCGGGCAAAGTCCTTGGACTTCGCAAAGCAAGCTCATCTTAACCGTGTCAGTAACATTTGCTCTCCTAAGCTGATCTGACAAGTTTGGAGCTCCATCAATATTGAAACGGTCGACCGCTAGCAAGCGTGCCGCTATGACGACACCTTCGAGCATGCCAGGACCCGATTAAGAAATGGCTTTAAGACCATAGCACCCAGATTACTGAAAGCTACTGATTCGCCATCATTCTGTCCAGTAAACACCTGCTATTCAGCACGGACGTCTTTGACAATGCTCAGATTGGATACTCAATCATCTGTTGGAATGCTCACCGTCGTGCCTGAAGGGAAGGTGGCGCGCCTCTAGGAGGCAATTACTGATAAGAGGCACCAGAGGACTGTGCGGGTATTGAACGGCTCAGAGCGATTGTTTAGAGCCTCAGAGGCATGCACCTTGCCCTAAAAATGCCCTAATCAGAACGACGGAAACGAAAAAGCCCCCGTAATCATCAATGATTACGGGGGCTTCGTCTTGTTCAATAATGGCGGAGAGATAGGGATTCGAACCCTAGGTACCGGTGAAGGTACAACGGATTTCGAATCCGTCCCATTCGGCCACTCTGGCATCTCTCC